GCAGGATAATAATTAAGATTGCTTTTTTCATAAGGGGTATTAAATATTAATTTGTTAAATGCCGATAAACTCGATCCACCGGCCTATTAAATACGGTGGCATAATGTTTACATCTGCCGTCGCGCCGGTTTTACTGGTAGGGGCTAATGTCGGTTGTATCCCGTCCGATCCTGCGCCACAAAACTCGTATGATTCCGTTCCGGGACTTCCGCTCGGGCCACCTGTAGATTTTAAATAATAGCGGATAAATGAACGCACTGCGCTGATGGCCCGGCCAATTGAATTTGGATGTCCCGGCGTTTCAACATCATCGTCAACAGTAGTAAAATGTGAATGTGCAGGCAATTGGTCGACGGTTAAGTTGATTGTTTTATTACCGCCATGATTACCCACAGCTCTGTCGAAACTGTCTGGGTTAGTCGTCTCATCATAAACGTCGGCCGGGTCTTGGGCCAATGGCACGTAGCCGCGCATGGCAATACATTCCTGCCATCCGGCCGGTATAACATCGCCAGTCCACCACACCTTGCCGCCATTGGCCCCAAATGCTGTGGTTAAAAACGGGGCAGAAATTACTTTTAACAATGCCACGTCGGCAATTAATTTGGCGTAAGTGGCATCCCCAGATGGGTCGAGGCTTCCGGGAACGGTAATGGTTAAATGTGCATCGCCATCCAATTTAAACCCCGATATAATCACGTTCCCTACAGTATCATCGTCAGGATCAACCAGTGTATAGGTCAGCTGCGCGTCGTCGAACTCCATGTTTAACTGGGTAGCAAAAACCGGGTATAGCGACTTATTCAATAACCTGGCATCGCGGACGGTTACGGAGTTTAAATCTTCGTCATAGCTATAATTTGACGATCCGGCATAAACCTTAAAAGGCGACGGTACACTGACGAGTGAACCCCCACCTCCGCCACCGCCGCCGTTTGGCAATTCAGCAATGTCTATTCCGACTGTACGCCCTTCAACAGCGTCCCATCCGGCAACCAGGTCACCGGCTGCGGCAGGTCGGCCCAATGGCGACAATCCGGGTATTTTAATGGTTGGTGTTGGCATTTTTATAACGAGTTAAGCAGTTTAATAAGCGCCGGCTGCGGTATTACCTGGTCGGCTAAATCGGGTTGATAGATATAAGGTTTACGCAGGTTACGGGTATAATATATTACCCGTATCTGCCTGTCGATATTCATAGCAGGCTCAACAAGGCGGTAGGTATACCCCAACTGCAATTGGATATTATTATTTTTAAAATAAAGCGGGTTACAGTGGATCGGGAACGTAACCTTAGGATTCCCGTTGGTTTTAATGTATTGCTGAGCAGCTAACAGTAATTGCGCCTCAGCATCGTTGATATAGCTTAATGGCATAGTTATATTGATGATAACATACGTATCGCCAATAGCAGGTTTAAACAAGTCGCTTGGCACAATGTGCGTTTGATCGGTGTTATTTACATTGATCACAAACGTTTTTGTTGCGGCCGTGTATGAATTTATATCAAAAGTATAACCGCCTAATTGGCCGGTATTAAATGTGATCTGAGCGGTAACGCCGGGTATGAGGTACAGGTTTACATCAAAATCCATACTGTCATCGGTAAAGGTAAAATCATCGGTAACAGCGCTTACCTCGCCGATGCGATGCGGGTATATCTCAGGCGTAAGCGTTTGGCCGTCAAAATAAACTATCTTTTCAAACACCCCGTAAAGCGCCACATTCTTTTCAACGTACAAGCCGGCGGCCATGCGCAGGTATTTAGCGCCCGAACGGTAATTACTGCCAATGTTTTTATTGCTGCCATAAGCATACAGCCTGGTAATGATATTTACCGTGCCGGTAGTGTCGGTATTTGTGCGCTCAATCCCCTGTAATGCCATCCCTTTGCCGTATTGCAGCGTTACCCCGCTGGATGGCTGTTTTACCGTAAGGCTTATTTTATGCCCTTCAAAAATATATTCAGTATTAAAAGTACTGGCAAGGGTAGATAGTACCTGCATGCAGTTTTGGCTGTCAAAATCAATATTCGTATAATCGCCGTCGTCCACAGTACCGACCGACCAATCAGAATCGGGATACATCCGTTTGAGGTTATAAATTATCAGGTTCATAAAATCAATCGGCTTGCCTAAAATCGAAAATTTACCTTCAGTAAAATGGTTGCTACTATCTAAAAACAAATAAGTGCAGGCCAGCAAGTCGTACTGATCGCCTTCCAGTGTAAGCGTGTACTGATAATTATTATTCCCCGACTTTTTAAAAGGGGCGGGTTTATTCAACTTGTAGTTATTGCCGAAAATAGTACAGTAATCGCCCACAACAAATTGAATGGCCCTTGGGTCGGTAAAACTTAAAGTAACCACGTCGCCGCGCATAACTCCCACTTGCTGCTGGCTCTGATCATCAGGGTCAACAACAGCGCGAACCGCATTGGTTTTATAAGCGTATATGGTAATTAGTGTGCTCATGCTATAATAAATGCGCCGTCATCATCCACCAGGTAAACAGGTTCAATATTACTGTCGGGGTTCATTTCGCCCAAAATCAAATCAAATTTTGCATACACTATCCCCGCCGTTAGTTTGGATACGATCTTAAAGTTTGCCATGCTTTTATAATAAATGGAAAAATCAAGGTCGAGCCATTCCAGGTACAGCGTATGGATACCTTCGATGCGCAGCTGGGTAAACAGTCCGTTTATCTTATTTTTAAAATCAGCTATGTTACTGCCTTTCAGGCCGCACCCCAATGTAAATTCTCTGCCCTCGTATTTTGGGTCAGTCAAATCCTTATCAATCCCCATTTCTTCCGGCCAGTCGTGCTCAACGGTTGCTTTTAAGGTGGGCAACTGCAAAAAGCTATCCGGCCGCACCAGCACTTTAAGCCCAAATACAGCCTCTAAATCGCTTCCGTCTAATGTATTCGCCATGTTTTTAAATCTCTTTTAAAACCCTTTTAATTATGCCCCATCGCCCGCAGCAAATTTGTCAGGCTGCTGGATGATGTATTTTTATCAATGTTTTTTACTGAGTCACTTATAGAAGATGTGTTATCGGCTGTCGCCTTAGTATTTGCGGCAATCTGCATTTGCAAAAGCGTTTGCGTACGTAGTTCTGTTACCTGATCTTGCATCGTTTTACCGTTGGTAGTTAAAATATCATTGGTCATTATTTGTACTAATCGCATCCCGTTAAAAGAACCAACAAGCATACTTCCGGTATCTTCTGTAAGGCTTGCCGATATTTGCCCGGTTAAAGTTTGCGGCGTGGTCGTAGTATTCGTAGTGGTTGAGGGGAACAGCGTTAAGCCTTCGGCAGCGCCAGCCTTTTGCGCAGCGCCTAAACCGTCCTGAAATTCCTTTACCAGCGGCCCGGCCGTTTTAAAAAAATCTATAAAATCATTGGTAATGTCAGCTGGGCCGCCACCGGCTAAAACTGTAGCCTGTAATGATTTATTTAAAGCGTCGAACTGCGATCCGAAAATATCTTCAAATAAAAACTGCTGTATGATATTCCCGATCACGTCCGAAACCGTACTGCCAAACGCCTTAGCTGCATCGGTACCGTTTTCAAAGGCGGTTACCAGGGCATTTTCTAAATTAGATCCTAAGTTTTGCGCCAGGTCTGACAGGGCGCTGTTTATCTGGTCGATTGACGCTTGTTCCTCGTCGTAATAAGCAATGGTATTTTGCAACAGTACTTTTGTAGCGTCATCCACCTGGTTGTTGGCAATAAGCGTTTTAGCAAGGCTTTCATTAAACTTGCCGTTCGCCTCAATCAGCTGCGGGTATTGCTGCAGCAAAGGCCCGAAAACATCTACCTTTTTTTTGCTGGTAAAAAGCCCGACAATGGCACCCGCCGCCGCGCCTATAGCCGCTCCCCATGCACCGCCGATCTCTGCGCCGATAACAGCGCCGCCAACAGCATCGGTACCAACTGCGCTGCCGTTAACCACGTTTTTTTGCCCTGTTTTTGCCCGGCCATCCTGTAACGCGGTAAGCGATTGTTCATACTGCTTAACAGCGGCATTATAGGCATCGGCTGCGTTTTTAAGTTCCTCGCTGTAATTGGTTAAAAAAACATTGGCATCCGCTTTATACTGGAGCCGTACCTGTTCGTCGAGCGCTACGTTATATTGATTTTGAAAGGCTATAACCGAATTATAGTAATCTTCAGCTGCTTGTTTCCTTTGCGCGGCCGCCGAGGTAATTGTCCCGATGATAGATGAAACCGCTTTCAGGCCGGAAGTGAACAGCGATATATAATCGCCGGTTGTATCGCTCCCGCTTTGCTGGTCTAACTTTAATTGGTTCATCGCCTTATCCACGTTCCCCAGCGAAGTAAGCAACTGGCCCAGCGACGAAATGTAAGAAGCAACCCCGCTATTGATATTTTGAAATGCTGTACCAATTTCGCTTAACCCCTGCCCGGCCTTTATCAGATCGTCAGCCGAACGGTCGTCATTGGCTTGCTTTACCTTATTTATCGCATCCAATAATTTTTGATAAGCCTCTGTAGTGATCTCGCCGGTTTGGTACAATGTCAGTATATACGCCTTTGCCCTGTCTATTTGCTTATCCTGGTATGCCTGTGATTGCTTGTCGAGGTTATTAAACAGGTTGGCGTAAATGGTTTGCGTTTCAAAATGCTGTACATCCAGCTGCGATAACTGGTCGTTTGTGGCTTGCTGAAGCTGTTCGGCCTGCCGGGTAAAACCCTTTGCATTCAGCGTTAAAATATCCTCATTTGTTTTGGCCACCAGCGTAGCGCGTTTTTGCTGGTAATCCTGATCCTGTATAATCAAATCCTGCAAATGCTTCGCATTTTGTTTAAACTCATCATCCTGCGCGGCCGGGATTGCTGCCTTTAAATAATCGGCAACTGCGCTGGCCCTTGCTTTGGTATAGGCGTTGCTTGAGTTTAATTCCGCTTCGGTAGGTTGCAGGCTTTTTAAATAATCAATGTAATTGTCGAAGCCTTTCAGTTCGTTGGCATAAAGCGTATTTGCGGCACCAGTACCGGATTTCAGTTTAAATGCCTCGTATTCGGTAAAAACGGCTTTTTGCTGTGCTACCTGATTTTTTGTTTCTTCCAGTGTTTGCATCCCGGCCAAACCGGCAAGCGCGTTTGTTTCCGATGAATCCAAAACAGAAGGGTCGATCCTTTGCAGCCCAGCAGCTTTGGCGGCAGCTGCGCCATACTTGGCCACGTAGTTATCGTATTCGGCATTTAGCGCGGCAATGGCATCGGTTTGCTGTTTAAACGAAGCCTTAATAGCGTCCTGGGCCTGCTGGTCGCGGGTGTCATCTTTCGACTTGTATTTTTCCTTTAGCGACTCAATTTTTTGCAGTTCGGATGTTTGAGCCGCCAACAGGGTTTCACCAGCCGACGTTGCAGTTTTCCCGTCGGTTACTTTGGGTGCATACTTTTTCTCAATGGCTTCAACCTGGCGCAGCTTATCTTCAATGTCCTTAATTTGCGGATCGCTCGGCGCAAGGGCATCAAGCCGCACTTGCAGCGCGCGCCTGACGTTATCAATATCGGTTTTATCCGACGCGTTTTTGATCAGGTTATTAAAGTTCTCCAGATTAGGCCCAAGCAGTTCATTGGCTTTTTTTAAGGTATCCCCGGCTTTTGATACGCCGCCAGCTAACGACATCAGGCTCTCAATTTGGCCCTGCATTATTTTGATGTTTTGCGTAGGCTTTGTATTGGCTACATTGGTAGCCATTATAATATTAGCTTTTTGCAAATCCTCCGACACGGTACCCGTAGCGCTACCTGTGCCACCTTCACCAACTGAGCCCGAAGACACCACACCATTAACCTTTGCAAGGTCGGCGGCTTTTTTCATGTTATTCTGGTCGATCTCCCATTTAGCGTCAAGCTGATCGGATACAAGCTTTTCAATTTTAGCCTGTGCGGCTTTTGCCTGAGCTGCGGCATAAATATCTTTAGTAAGCTGCTGGTAGCTTTTGCTCTCCTGGCCATTGAGTATGGCCATTGTCGACGAATTGGCGAAGGCTTCCGGGTATGTAGCTTTCAAATCCTTCGCCGCCTGTATCCTTGCCTCAGTAGATTTGGTAACGTCGGTAGCGGTTTTATATAAAATTTCAAGATTGCCGATTTGTGCCCCGGCTTCTTTATCGGCATCTTTCATCACCTCGTTTAAGGCAATCATATTTTGTTTTGCCTGATCTAAGCGGCCGGTAAACATATCAAGGCCTTCTACCCATTTAACCAGGCGCTCAATGGCTTTCGCGCCGATCTCGAAACTTAAAAAGCCTACCCCCATGCCAACCAATTGGCGGGTAAACATGGTAACACTACGTGCAGCGATGTTTCCTAAATCGGTGGCCCGGCTTAAAGCGGCTGAAAACTTACTGGTTTTTTCAGTTGGCAAGGCGTTCCCCAGTTCGTCAAAACCTACTTTGCCCATGTTCGACGCCCTGTTTATCTCCTGGCGCAAATTTTGCATTTGCAGGTTAGCTTGTGAGAGTTTGGCCGGATCGGTAATTGCCGGGCGCTCGGCTTCTAAAGCGGCAAGTTCGGCCTTTAATTTGCCTAAAAGTCCCAGTTCCTCTTCAAGCTCAACATTTACTGCTTTAATCTTTTGCCCAAATTCATCATACCCAACTTTACCTATATTATTAAACCTTATTAGTTCGGCTTCAGTTTCCTGAATTTGTTTATTAAGTATTGGAAGCTGACCTGCATCGGCACCTATTTTTAGCGTCTTCAGGTTTTCTAACGAAATAGTCAATTCCTCAATTACTCCCAGTTGCTTTTCCTGTTCGCCGGTGGTTGCGGCAGTGGTGGCAGTCCATTCGGCATTGGTTTTATTGATCAGATCAACTTCAGCGCGAAATTGTTCTGCTGTAATTTTCCCCTCAGCAAGATCGGCATTCAATACCCTGATTAAATCATCCGTACCGCTTATCGCAACATTACCCGCGTCGCCGACGCCTTTAAGCGATGCCGCATAAGCATCAACCTCCGCCTGCGAATCGGAAAAGCCACCCTTAGCCATTAGTTTTGAAATGGCTTCGCTGGCGGCGGCGGCCTGCGCCTGAACCGACGCGGCAACATCCTGCAAAGTTGTTTCCGCTTTGGCGGCGTCCGCAGTCAGCTGGGGATTGTTTATTAAAAACTCAATCTCTATCGGGCCTAATCCGTCGTCCATTTCCTTGTCGGTGTAATCAATTCTTAAATCGGTGAAATCACAATTTTAAAAAGCTTTCAAAATCTTCAAGACTATCCAGTTCTTTGCCTTTTGTTTCGCCGGTGCTGTTGTTTTTAAAGGTTGGTGCATCGGCCAGCATTATGCTGATATGAAACCAGCGGATTTTCCAAAGCAGATAATTGCGCGCCCATCCCAGTTCCTTAATAATGCTGTATTCAATTCCCCAGGGGCTATGCATACCCCGGCATGTTAACTCCCCTGGGCTTTGTGGCTCGGTTGCGTCATCTTCATCGTCCTGACCAATCCGATAGTATTCGTAAAAGCATCGGTACCGGCTATACTTACCAGCACATTAACGATGGTAAGCAGCTGTACCTGGTTCAATTTCCAAAACAGCCACTCGCCAAAAACACCGCCGAAAAGCCACCCGCTAACCTTATTGTTTAAAATTGCCTGTGCCGCTATTTTTGCCAGCGTTTTGCCATGCTGGCCGAAGAGCACGTGGATATTTTCGTCGCTGATGTTTTGCAGCCTTTCGTCGCTGATGTCCATATCCAGGTATAGCAGACTGATGCGGTACAGCGTGCCTAAAAACGGCTGCCGTATCACAAAGGCGATAGTACGTTTACCAAATACCCTTAGCAATAAAGGTGCGGTTACCCGCACCTTTATCCCTTTTTCAAGAAGCCGCTGAGCGGCCTGTTTTTCAATATTCATAAAAAAGGATCTTTTTTATTTATCAGTTTAGCAATTAAACTATGCGGTAATTGTAACTGTGGTATCGTCGCTGTTTACAAAACCGTTGCTGTCGGTAACCGTCAGGGTAAACACATAGTCGCCAACGGTAGTCAACACGGTTACATTATTCTCCAGCGCCGTTGGGGTTGCCATTACCGGAGTGGCCGCGCCAACAGGTTTACTCTTAAGCGTCCATTGATAAGTGGCAGTCCCGCGGAAAGGAGTTGCAGTGCCGGTAAGGGTTGCAATATGGGTTGCCACAGCCACGTTTTGCGGTGCACCGGCGTCAACCAATGGCTTTTGATAAGGAACGATCTTCATTGACGACAGGCCGCTGTAAGCGGGAAGCATTACCGGGGCTTTAATATCTACCAGGTCAATTCCTTTTTTCTTCATCGCCAGATTGATCACCGCGCGAAGCTGTAGTCTCGGGCATTCGATTAACACGTCTCTTTTGGTGATAATTTGCACGCATTTTTCGGTATTTACCGCTGTTACGGCAGCATTCCAGCTGTCAATTCCAAAGTCACCTTCAGGAAGGAGTACACCCGGTTTTATTACCTGCAAGGTGGCGGGTGTATAATCCATAATACTCCATGCAAGTAACATTTGGCCGATCTGCTGGAAGCTTTCAACGGCAAAGTCCTCTTCTTCACTAAATACGTCCGTAACGGCCGGGTCGGCCTCTTTAAGGCTGGCGCTGTCCTGGTAAGTTAAACCTACCGGGGCCAGTACGGTGCCCATGCTTCCGTCGTCGGGGATGTCACCGACTTTTATCGACTTTACGCCGAATGATCTTAATTCTCCCATTGGGTTATTTTTTTAGGGGTTTAACTAATTTGTGTTGATCATTATCCTGATACCAGGAAGATGATATATTATTTTTTGGTTGCTTTTGATGCGGCGTCAACTGCGTTCTGATCGGCTCCTGCTTTCACGGCGTCAAACTTTGCTTGTGCATCGGCCAGCGCTTTAGCATCCTCTTCAATCTTAGCCTGTTTGTCCGCGAGGGCTTTCTGTTGATCTTCCAACTCCTTTGCAGCCGCGTCGATAGCCGCCTGCTTATCGGCATTGTCGGCATCAATCTTAGCCTGCGCATCTGCGAGGGCTTTTTGTTGATCTTCCAACTCCTTTGCAGCCGCGTCGATAGCCGCCTGCTTATCGGCATTGTCGGCATCAATCTTAGCCTGCGCATCCGGGTCGATTTCGGCAGCTTCCAAATCTTTACGGGTAACTGAAACGACTGTTTTGTTTTTCTGATTACCCGCGTGCGCTTCGGCAAAATGCGATTGGAAAAACGCCTGCCCATCGGCAGTAAAATAAATCGTGTCCTCTTTTGAGTAGGCCGCGAATATGGTTTTTGCTTTTTGTTTAAAGTCCATTTTAAAGGCTGTTTAAAAGGTTTTTAATGTTTTTGATTTTGCAAATACAGGGCAGGCGACAAGTCCTTTTATGCGCCGTCCGGCTTTGTGATTTATTAATCGACCCGCCTGCCTGCCCTGCATGTTATTTTTTTCGGTATAAGGCCGTAGTACTTACCGTACTGGTTTGCGTGGCCCCGTTGCCTCCTTTGCAAATGGCTTTATAATACAAGAATGGCGACGGCGACAGTTTCCAGGTATGTACCTGCGCGCTGCTCACATTGGCTACCGCAAGGGTATCCGTACTGGTCGTTACAAAGTCGTATTTAACCCCGTCAACCGATCCGTACAGTTTTACCGATCCAAGCGATGGATTACCGGTGAGTTTGGTTACCGATGCCTGTATGGTTACTATATCCTGGTATCCGGGTATTTGCAGTATCTGGGATACTGAAGCCGTATTAGCAACGGTATCCAGCCCTTTGGCGTGCACGGTTAAGTCGGACTGGAAGGGCTTTACATACGATGCCGATGTGTTGGGCGAAAGAATGCTTTGCGCCTTAACGGCCGTAACAGACAGCAGCGCCGCCAGGGAAAATAAAAAGCTTAATTTTTTCATGTGTGTATTTTTTGGGTTGATAATTCGGGTTATGAGTTGGTTACCGCCGACGTTAAATCGGGCTCAACCTGCGGCGCTTCCACGGATATTACCGGCGCAGGCGCGTTAAGCAAATGGGTAAAATAATATTCTATCGCTATCAGCGCATTGCTCCAGCTTACGGTGCCGCCGCTTTTTATCATCAGCACTTTGGCGGCCATTGTATGCCAAAGTGCATCAAGGTTAGGCTTGTCGCTGAATTTAACGGCAGCCAGTACCTGATTAAACTGGGTGCTTTTATCGCTGCTTTGCAGTATGCCTTTAAAAAAGGTTAACCCGGCCGCCAGCTGAGGCAGATCATTCACCAGCGTTTCGCGGATCACATCGTCAACCGTTCCAGGTATAATGGCGGTTATCAAAATGGCTACCGGCGAAGTGAGTGCCGCTTTAATGTTATTTACCAGGTCGATAGCAAATTGTGCATCTGTCTCCAATACGGTTTCGGGCTGGGTGATAGCACCGGCTGGCGGCGCTACCGGCACTGCGGGTTCGGTTGCTGTGCCGCTGGCTACTGCCTGGGCAGGTGCCACAGTTGTGACGTTAAAAAGGCTTTTTGCAAATGAAATAGCCCCGCTTAATATTTTTCCAAAAATTGTCATGGTCTTATTTTTCTACTTTAAAAATGTCCTGTATTTTGTTTATCCAGGCTGTTTTATCCTTACCGCTGATCACGGCTAAATTTTCAAGTATGCTGATGATATTTTCGAGGCTGATCTGTATAATCAAAAACACATTCAGCCAATCAAATACCCATGCGCCAACTGCCTTGTGATGGGCGTCAAAACTCACGCTCATGGTATAGCTTACAAAAATCAATACCAGGTAACAGGCTACTTTTAACCCAAACCGGCTAAGCTTTATACTGCTAATCTTCTCCTTTCGGATAACGGAGGCGCTGATTCCGGTAACAAGTTCTGTTACAAAAACTACCAGCAACGCAATAAAACCCGCATTATCAAGCCCGAAAAGCTTATCTACATCTACCCATCCACAACTCAATATCATCAGCGCTATGTTTATTTTATACTTGACGCTTGGCATCAGTGATAAAAAAAACTCTTCGATGCTATGCCAGTTATAGGTTTTCAAAATCTGTTCAGTGTAAACTCTCATTTTGCTTTCGTTAACCTCCCCGCTGTATGGCGGGGAGGTTGGTTTGCAGCTATCTAATCAGGGGTATGGGTTATCGTGGGTTAAGCGGCAGGTGCCTGTTGCATCAGGAAAATACCTTCGTATCCGGTACGGCGTGCGCGGCCGCCGATGCGGGTAATGAACGAATAAACGTCGCCATACTCGGTCGGGCTATCTATCTGCGCAAACATGTAAACCTCGCCAAAAGCCATTTCAACGCTTTCGCTGTACCAGGCTATCCCGGCCTCGTTATCGTCAGCCGCTGTAACAGCGCCCGGCGCTTTGATGGTACCATCTGCCCCGATGGTATACACAGACGAACGGCCCCAGATATTAAAACCCTGGGCGCGGGCTATCAAGCCCATTGCACGCTCTTCGGGGCTTACCTGCGCCATATAAGTGGCAGTAATCAGGCTATCAGCCGGGAACATTTGGGCAATACCGCTGGGCGTTGCCAGGTAGTTCATTTTACCTTCAAACCAGCGGTTCTCACTGCGCAGTTTGGTTTGTAAGGTTTGCAGGTCGGTAAGGCTGTATGACTTACGGTTACCGGCAGCGCCGGGATTTGCAGCAGGTACAGCACCGCCGGTAGTGCTTAAAATCCTTGGGGCTGGTAAAATTACCGTGCCGTCAAGCGGAGAGGTTACCCAGTTGTACAAAACACCTTCAGCCGCGGTTTGTACAATATTGTCTTTATCCTCACCCAGTACGCTGCTGCGTTTATCGTAGCTTAATTCGTATTTATCCAGATATGGTATTTTAACCGGATCGCTGGTATAGTTATCCAATACGTACACAACATCAGTATCCTGCCTGGTGCGGATAGCGGCCGGAAATACAGCCCTATTTTTAACTACCGAGCCGGGGCCGCCTGATTGAGGGATGTGTACCACGCGGTTACCGATCACATTTTCAGTGGCGTTTTTGCAGTACTTTAAAAAGCCGTTATCTTTAAAAATGGCCTCTTCAATGTCCTTCTCCCAAACTTCCGTTTGTACGGCCATAAAAAATGAGCCTTTAAGTTTCGGTTTAACAAAGCCCAGTAAAACACCAAGGCTGATGCTTAGGCCGATGCCAACCGCCAGCGGAACGGCTTTTACCCCAAAGCCAAGCGCCACAAAAAGCGCTGCCACTAAAAGGTTTTGGGCAAGATTGGCCCATTTTATTTTTACATTTTTCATTATTTTGATTGTTTTTTGGTGATTGCTTTAGTTTTAAAATCCTTTTAATTCGCGCTTAAATGCATTATTAGTGGTCGCCGCGATAATCCTTGTTGTAGCGTTCTTTGTATTTGGCCTTAAAGTCGTCCACGCTCAAATCTTTCAATTTAATCAGCAAGCCTTTTTGGTCAAGTTCCTGGTAGCTTAGTTTTAGCAAGTTTTCCAATTCACCGGCTTTAGCAGTCGTTTTAGTGCTTAGCGCATCCTTAATGCTGGGGTTGGTTACTTTTTTGTCGATCACTTTTTTGATCTTGTCATAACTGCCGTCGCTTAGTTCAACCAGTTCGTCAAACTCGGCAGCAGTAACCTTGCGTTGCAGGGTGGCGATTTCTTTAAGGTCGCTCAGCTTAATTTCAGCTGATGCCTTGGCCGCGTTAACCAAATCGGTTTTGGCTTTTTCCAGGTCGGTAGTTAGTGTGGTTTTGGCATCGCGTAACTGGATCAATTCCTGGTTGTTAGCGTCGGCCAGTTGGATCAATTCGGTAAGCTTTTTAATGGCATCCGCTTCGGTTGCATCGTCAGTAAGCTTAATTAGCGGCAGCAATCCTGCTACTGCAATGGTGGTTAATTTTGCCATTTCTCTATTTTTAGTTTTAATGAAGTCAAGGGTTTCAAAGTTGCCGTCTGATAGTTTGATCAGGTTCCCGGCTTCGTCGCACAGTTCCACGCCGTACGCGTCGGGGTTGCCGCCAATATCTACCGCGCTGATCTCTTTTAGCAACGATTTGGTAATGGTTGGGCCGGTTTGGCCTGGTAACATGTCGGCAGGCTCCATGCTCACTTCAAGCGGCAGGGCGCAAAGGCTAAACATATTGTAAGTGCCGTTTTCGTATTTGTTGTAAATACCCTTTGCAAAATCGTCGGTGTCATCAAAATAGGGCTGTCCGTCCATTACCCCGGCCTTGTCTATTTTCAAATCGTCAACGTACCCCAATGCTAAAACCTCATGCTTATTACTGCCGGTAGGGCGGTAATGTAGCCACAGCATAACCTTGTTATTGTTGTACTGACTTTGGTCGATACCGTCACTTAAAACACGGAAACCGTAGTTGTTTACCGCGTTTGAATTTACTACATACCGTTTGGTGGTTTTCAGCATTTTTATTGTTTGAAAGCCCAAACGTAAAACCTTATCATCGCCAAAAAAAACCGCCTTTTTACATGCTTGCAGGCTGTTTATGTTATGCTTGCAGTTATTGCCAGCTTATAAATACTGCTTTTTTTTACCGCATTTAAAGGGTGCATTTTTGGTGTAGAGACGCAATGCTTTGCGTCTGAAAACCCCAAAAAACATGGCAGAAACCAAGAGTAAATCGGCGATTGTAAAAGCAAAGGATTACGCCAAACTGCTTTTTATTAAAGAAAGGTTACCGCAAAAGGAGATCGCCGTTAAAACGGGATATTCAGAACAAACGATCAGTAAATGGGCCGTAGCTGGTAACTGGGCCAAAGAACAAAAAAACTTTGTGCTTACCCGGCAAGAGCAAATGGGAAACCTGCTTGACGAACTTTCGGAACTAAACGCATCTATCAAACTAAAACCAGCAGGCGCACGCTTTGCAGACAGCAAACAGGGGGATATCCGGCTAAAGCTAATCAAGGACATTAAGGAGTTGGAAACCAAGGCCAGCAAGCCCGAAGCCATCAGCGCTTGTATTGCCCTGCTTGAATTTGTGCGCAAAGTTGATTTAAAGGTGGCCCAAGAGTTAGGGTATTATGTAAACGGCTTTATTAAATCAATTCTGTAGATGGGACTGGCTGAAGATAGAAAAGCGCAGATAGTTTGGGACGACTATATTAAAGCCCTTGAACGTGCCGCAGTTATTGACGTATCGGAAACCGAAGAGGATAAGATGCAGCGCAAGGCTAAACTCGAAAAGCCTGGCAACGAAGAGGAATGGTTTAAATATTATTTTCCGAATTATTACTATGCTGACTGCGCTCCTTTCCATAAAAAGAGTACGCAATGGGTAATGAGCCATATGGAGGGATACCTGGTACGTGCATGGAGCCGCGAACTGGCAAAGGATACCCGCGCTATGATGGAACTGATAAAGCTGGTATTGCTAAAGAAAAAGAAATTTATTTTACTGATCAGCAGCAGCCAGGACAAAGCCACCCTGCTTTTAAAGCCTTTTAAAATAAACTTTGAAAAAAACCCGCGCATCATCAACGACTATGGCAAACAAGAGACCTTTGGCGAGTGGACAGAGAACTGCTTTACCGTACAAGCGGGGGCCACATTTTTAGCCATTGGCAAGGGCCAAACGCCGCGTGGTTTACGTAACGAAGAGGTAAGACCCGACTGCTTGCTCATATCGGATTTGGATACCGACGAGGATTGCCGAAACCCGGATATGATTGCCAAAGACTGGGCATGGTTTGAGAAAGCCGCCTATGCAACCCGATCCATTAGCAACCCTTTTTTAGTGATCTTTTTGGGCAATATCATTGCCGAAGATTGTTGTATCAACAACGCCATTGCCACGGTTGAAAATACCAAAGGGATGGACGGATTTAGGGTCGAGAAAGTAAACATTGAAGACGAAGACGGTAATAGCACCTGGCCGCAAAAAAACAAACCCGAACACATTGCCAGGATAAAGGCAAGTGTAAGTTATGCCGCGTTTCAGGGCGAGTACATGAATAACCCGATAAGCGACGGCAATACTTTTACTGACCTGTATTTAAAAAAAATGATGCCGTTAAAGGCATACCCGTTTTTAGTAAGCTATTGCGACCCCTCCTACAAAAGCGGCAAAAAGAATGACTTTAAAGCGGTGGCCCTGGTTGGCAAATACAAAAACGAATACCACGTTATCAAATGTTTTTGCGATCAAACAACTACCTCCATTATGCTGGGCTGGCATTTTTGGATTTTAAAGTTTGTCGCGTTCGTTGTAAACACCTTTTACCGCATTGAATGGCCGTGGATTGACGATACCATTAAACTGGAAATAGCCGCCGCCAACGAAAGGGAAAACGTCACGCTTCCGCTTTTACCTGACGACCGCGATAAGCCTGATAAATACCAGCGTATAGAAAGCCTGCTGGAGCCATTGAACCGAAACGGGCAGCTTTGGTTTAACATCGACGATAAAGACACGCTGCACATGCGAAACATGCGCGCCCAGTTTAAAGCTTTCGGGCCGAAGAGCCGCGCCCATGATGACGGCCCCGATGCGGTTGAAGGCGCTATCTGGACGATCAACAGCAAAACCATTAACGACACCAGCAAGGTATCGGTTCAACAAGCACAAACACGTAGCACAAGGAGATAAAAGATATGCCATTTTTAACACCCGACGATTTTACCAGCCGCGCCTATGCGGAAAAACTGAACGCCATCAGCCGTGGCGATATTACCCTTTTACCGACAGCTATTAAGGAGGCAATTGCCGAAGCTGTATTGTACCTGGGCCGCTTCAATACTGCCGACCTATTCGGTAAAACCGAGGATGACCGCGACCCGATTTTGCTGCGCTGGTTAAAAGACATAGCCCTTTGGCAGTTTATTGGCCTGGCTAATCCCGGCCTCGACTATGAAGACGTTGAATTGCGCCGAAACAACGCCATTGACGGGCTTAAAAATGTAC